ATAATAATACACACGCGCGTAAGGATGCATGAATTTAGGGGTATATATTACATCCCTCTTGAATTTCGTGAATTTTGCACTTTATTCTTATTTATATGGCACTTACGTTTCAAAATAGCATTCAAAATCTATTTTGAAGCAATCCAGCGATATGTGGCTTTTCTGCCATTTTCTGATTCTGCCACTATATTTTCATCAATTAAAACCGCCATGATTTCAGAAAAGCGTTTTGCGCCACCTTGGACGAACTGACACCGACGAAGCAGTGTGGATCGTTGCACCGTTCCCATCTCTTTTACAATCTCGCGCACTTTCACAAAATCACGCTCCTGGACGTTGTCGCTAATCATGCCAGCAAAGCGCAGAATGCATTTATTTGAGAATTCCACAATTTTAATCGCGGCGCGCAGGTCGTAGATGCCGGTGCAGCCGTCTTCAGAAATTGTATGAGCTATTTTCTCGATATGCTCCGGCGCGCGACTTATAAGCTGATTTTGAGGGTAGGGAGTTGTTTTAACCAATTTATCCACGTTGTCCCGGTATGCGTCATAAATTTCCCACGCTTCCGGGGTGAACTCTATTTCCTCCGGGTGGGGTGCGCCGTAAGAATCATATGGGCTATGCGAAGTTATTGCCAAAACTTTATCAATAATCGACTGAGGCGGCGGGGTGAATTTCACCTTTTTCTGACGGTCTGGCCTCTCCTTTGATTCTAGCACAATCCAGCGGTTGAGAAACCCATCGACAATCTCACCACTGCCGCAAGCATCGCGGAACTTTTCTTGCACCGTGGAACCATAACAACAAAAATGCGGGTTTTCGATGTCAATTCGCGGCTCTTTAGCGCCTGCTGCCTTTTCCCTGCCCATTAGAATGGAATTAGCAGAGCTGAATGTTTTGATCATATAATCCAAAATCTCGCGCTGGTGAACGCCTGCGCCTGCGCTGCTAAGGTTTCCAATATAGCGCCCGACTTCATCCATGACCAAATAGCCAACGTTACCAGATTTTTGCAAAGCGTGCAAAAACCCAGCGCCGCTCACAGGCTCTCCCATAAGGTGCTTTTGCAGGCCGCACGCCTTGACAAGCCGTTTTATAGCGTTCTGGGGGTGTTCTTTGCCACCGCCGGTAGGTGCCATAGCAAGAATCATGAGATTCGTTCTAAGGTCGGTTTTACCGCGCACCCGGTGGCCTTTTATCATACCAACAAAGGAAAGAGCGGCCGCAAGCGATAAAAGCGGCTGTGGCCTTATTGCGGTGGAGGTTATCCAATCGGCAATCTCCCCGACCAGGCCGTGAACCACAATGCTGTTTTCATCTGCCTTTTTTTCTTGCACGAAATAACCGCGCACTGACTCGCGGGGGATGTCGTTAAAATCGCCTGTGGTGGAAGGCATTACATAGTTATAACCTGATTCCTTTGCGGCTTTTTCACCTACGCCATTTGCGTCATTATCTGCAGCAATAGTAATATCGCGGAAAGGAAGTGAATCGCATACGGTTTTAAGATTGCCAGCGTTAAGCGCGACAATAACAGGGATTCCGGTTTCTTCATGAATCGTCGCGCCGGTGGCGAAACCTTCGCAGACAATTACTTTTGAAGTGGGTGCGCCTATAATGTAATAGCAGCCGCGCACGCGGCCACCTTGCAGAAAATACTTGTCACCATTGCCATAAATTTTCTGGTAGCTCCAAACTTTGCCGGTGGAGTCCTGTAGCGGCATGATAAGCGCGTTTCCGTCATAGCGAAGGCCGTGAGATTGCACGCCTTTACGGTTGAGATAGTCGCTGTAACCCGTGCGAGCGCATGACTCATAAAATTCTAACGCAGTATCCGCAAGAATTGCTTGTTCGGCTTCGCGCTGTTCTTTCAAGCGCGCAACACTTGAACGAATCCGCGAATATACTTCGTCGCTTACATTCTCACCGCGCCATGTATGCGATGCGTCACCTTCTTCCCAGTTGCCATAGCACGCAGCCGCTCCGCCTTCATATATTATATACCAACCGTTTTCCTTGCGCGGTTTTGCAATGGTGGGGCAACGATGCAGTTCGCCATCCATGACAAGGGAGGTGAAATTCAAGCCTGCTGAACGCAATGCGCTTTCAAGGGATGACACATTAAGCCTCATTTTTCTTGAATTGAAGAATCAAAAAGCGTATAAATGTGCTTTCCGTCATCCCCAGTTTTTTGGCCTCGCGCTTTACCCATTTACACAGCTCGCCAGAAACGTAAGTAACTAGCCTCTCGTCATTCGACATAAATCCTCTCAAAAAAAAGTTGACACTTCGCATGGTGTGCTATATTGTGCCACTTGTCAACTGACAAATAACGAAAGGACAAATGACTATGACAAACGAAAACGAACACGATGAAGAAAAATTTCTGGTTGATAAAGTTTTATCCGCGAGGGAAAACGTGCGTGAGCTGAAGGCTCAAATGATGATTTTGCAAATGAAAATGAATTGTGCAAAATCTTATCTTGAGTCATGCGAACAGGCCGCCATTGATTACATGATTGGCAATGGTTGCATTGAAACCGAAAACTTCCGCATTAAAAAAACGCAAGTGGTGGATGTGTCCGGCGAATTCCCGGATGAATATGCACGCATCAAGCGCGAGCCTGACAAGCGCAAAATTGCAATCGAGAAGCCGAAAGCGAATTGGTACAGCATGAAAGAAAACACTCACATTCAACTGGTAGGAGATAAACGTGGAATTTAATGAAATCAAAACCGGCACTTCTAAAGAATTGCCATCAAAGATTGTGGTTTACGGCGTGCCGAAAATTGGAAAATCACGCTTTGCTGCACAGTTTCCCGATGCGTTTTTTATCAACGTAGAAGACGGCCTGCAATATCTTGGCAAGGAAGTGCGTTCGACGCCTGCGCTGCATTCGTTTGATGAAGTGCTGGGGTGGCTGAAACATATCCATGACGCAGAATCTTTTAAGGCTGGCAGACTGGTAATTGATTCGCTCGATTGGGTGGAATCGCTGGCGAAGGACAAAGTTGAAAAAGAGCACGGCGCGCCACTTAGCGACCGGGCGCATAAAGCGTATGCGTATGGCGCTGGGCAGGCGATGGTTGACGATGCAGTCATGCGCGTGTTTCGTGGCCTGGATGCAATCTATAAAAAGAAAAGCATTCCGTCACTTTTGATTGCTCATAGCGTGATTAAAACAATCGACCTGCCAACGAAAGACCCTTATTCAAAATACGAACTGAAGATGAGTAAAGCCACGGCTGCCAAAGCTACGGAATGGGCAGATCTTGTGCTTTTTGCTGATTACAGTTTTGCGGTCACAAAAGACGGCAAAACTTCTGAACCGCGTCCGGTTTTTCTGGCCGGTGGCAGCGCCGCATATACGGGAGGCGGGCGCATGTTACTAAACAAGGAAATCCCGTTATCTTATGACCATTTAATTAAGGAGATTACACGATGACAAATGACTATTATGGTTTTACTTCAACGGACGATGTGAAGTATGACGCTCAGGGCTTGCCGCTTGGCGAGCACAAGGTAATGATTATTGGTGAAGAGCCTGACTCGAAAGAGCGCGGGCTTGTTGCTGAGTTTGAAATTGTGGAAGGAGAGCACAAAGGCAAGCGCGGCAAAGTGTGGTATCTTACCAAGCATGAAAACACCACAACTTCTAATATCGCCAAGCAAAACATCAAAAGAATCGCTGACGCAACTGGACGGGCGGTAACGCCAACAAGCCCGCTTAAAGGGCGTTTGTTGCGGGTTTTGGTAGGCGTGCAGAAAAATGATGCAGACCGAACCGAAATCAAAAAATACCTTCCGGCAGATAAAGCGGATTTGCCGTTTTAATGCTTAGGCAATACCAAAAAGACGCATGTAATGCAGTAGTGTCATGGTTTAATTATCATGACACTCCTGCTATTGTCGTCGTGGCGACGGGTGGCGGTAAATCGCATATTATCGCCAGCCTTGCGGATTATTATGCAAAGTCTGCGCGGGTGCTTATTATCGCGCACCGCAAGGAATTGCTACAACAAACTGGCAAGAAAATTACAAGCGAGGTTGGTTTTTATTCTGCCAGCCTGGGCGAGAAAGATATAAGCAAGCCGATTACGGTTGCAGGGATTCAATCGGTTTATGACGTGGTGAGCGATTGGAATTACATTTTTGTAGATGAATGCCAGTTCCTAAGCAATAACACCGATGACGGGATGTATTGGAAGCTGATAAACAATCACCCACGCGCGAAGATATGCGGTTTTACGGCAACGCCTTACCGCTTAAAAGGCGGCAAGCTGGGATGGGGTGAAGTAATTTACGAAATCAACTATCCGGCGTTGCTGGCGATGGGTTATCTGGCGCCTATTAGCAACAAACTGCTAATGGATTGCGTGCCAAATCTTGACCATGTGGAGATAAAACTAGGCGATTACGTTGAAAACCAGCTTGCCGAAGTCATGGAAGACCCGGCGCTGATTCAGGCTGCAATCAAAGCGATTATGGCTTATGGCGTGAATCGTTATAGCTGCTTGATTTTCACGGTGAGTGTCAGGCATGGCGAGTTGCTGCGCGATGCGCTGCAACTGAATGGCATAGATTCTGTAATGGTTAGCGGAAAAAGCAGTGACGCAGAACGCGCGGAAGCGGTGACGCAATTCAAGCATGAATATGGCAATGTGCGCTATTTGATTAACTGTGAGATTTTTCTGGTGGGATTTGATGCGCCGAATGTGGATGCGATTTTTTGTTTACGGCCTACCAAAAGCAAAGCGCTCTGGGAACAAATGATGGGGCGCGGCGTGCGTATTGCGGAGGGAAAAAAGAATTGCTTGCTGGTGGATATGGCTGGCAACCTTGCCGAGCATGGCGGCATGGGCGAACCATACCGGGAAAAAGCACGCAAGGAATCAAAACAAAACAAGGGCAAAATATGCCCTGAGTGCGAGGAATTTACAAAGCCAGCGGCGAAGGAATGCCCTGACTGCGGGTATGTATTTCCGCCAGCCGAAACGGCGAAAGTTACGCATGAATATGAAGCCGACATCGGGGAGTATAAACTGAGCGGCGACATCTGCGACTATGACGTGACCGACGTGCAATATAAATTCAAAACCAGCAAGAAGGGCAGCCGCATGATTGTGGTGAGTTATTATTGCGGATATGGGAAGTATGGCACGATTGCGGATTTTCTTTTGCCTTATCATGAACAGGGGTTTTTGCGTGATAAAGTAAAGAAATTTTTTACCGAGCGCGGCGCGGTTATTGGTGATCCAAGAGATATGACGGAAGATGAATTGCTATGGCAGGCGGAAGCACTCCGCAAGCCAGCGCGCATCACCGTTGACCACAGAGAGGAATGGCCGCGCATCATCAATTATCATTGGCCTGAACCAGAAACCACCTTGGAGGAGTATCTGAACGATGGTATCCCGTGTTGAAGCATCAATACAGCGTGCGCTTGTAGATTGGTTTTACAAAACCTATTCCGACTATGCACTGCAGGCGACTTTGAACGAAAATAGCAGGCATTCCATAGAAATGGGAATAATGGTTGGAATAACTGACTTGCTGATTTTTGCACGCAAAGATGAGATTTTGCATGTGCTTTTTCTTGAGCTGAAAACCAAATGCAGAAATAGCATTTTGCGCCCTTCGCAAGAAGAATGGCATAAGAAAATTTACTTGCCGAAATTGCAAGCAAAAAACACACACTACGCAGTTGCCAAGGGATTGAGCGAAGCAAAGAAGGAAATTGTTGAGTGGGTGAAACAAAATGCCAGCACCTAAGACAATACCGCGTATTATAGACGGGGAATGGTTGCTTTGTTTGGAATGCCGCCGCGACTGGCCTGTGATGTGGAATGACGAAAGCCAGATCCCGACTTTAGTAGAAATAAATGGCCGGTGCATTGAGTGTGGCAGCGAAAAAGTTGTGATGAAATAATTTCTTGACACTACCAAAATCCAATGCTACAAACCACCCATGCGACGCAATCATGCGTCCATAAAACCGAGAAGGATTTTTTATGACTCACACACCTACACCTTGGACTATAGAAAGCCGCACCCATAATGGTTGTGGTTACACAATACAATCTCCTTCATCACACTATTCAAGATGCAATGTTGCCAGTTATGTTGGGAAATCAAATGCCGAATTTATCACCCACGCCTGCAACAATCACAAGCCACTACTTGAAGCCCTTGAGCTGCTGATTGACAACATCTCACCAGAAACGTGGGAAGCATTGCCGCAGTACGTTCAGGAACAAGTCATGGAAGTTTTTAACGTTGCCAAAGCGGAGGCGCATAATGTTTAACCACATCAAGCGCACCTTTATCACTCTTGGCATCGCCAGTGGCATGACTGCTGCGGCTCTGACATTGATTCACACGCCTGAGAATTGTCGCGCGTTGATATTGAAAGACGCTTCCAAACATCAGCGTTTTATGGACAGCGTGGCGCAGTATCAGGCACCTATGAGCTTTCACCAGGCATTAGGAGGCAAGTAATGCGCGAAACTTTTATTATGCTGGCAGCCATATCTGCAATTATGCTGATACTTGGTTACATCAACGCCTCCGATATTCAGTCTTGTATGGATAGAGGCCATAGTTTTGAAATCTGTGATTATAATTTTAATCGTTAGGAGAATTGATTATGACTACCAAACACACACCAACACCGTGGAAGGCGTTTAATAGGGGTATTGAGTGCGCTAACGGATATAGTGTTGCAACGTGCACTACTTATTTCCAGCCGGTCGGACGCCCAGAAGATAATGCCGCTCACATCGTCAAGTGCGTGAATCTGCATGATGAATTGGTTGACGGCCTTATGGATGCACATCCGCACATCGCCGATGACAAACTGCGCGCAAGCATTGGCAATCTAATCACTAAAGCACGCGGGGAGGCATAGCCATGAACCATCTTTTATTATTGTCTGCGTGGCTTAAAGAATATCAAACCGTGCAAACGCAAACATGGCAAACTTACTTTAACTGGTTAGCAATGTGGGGGATAAAATGATCCGCCGCCAGACATATGTGGTGCGTTTCCACCAGCATGAAAAGCCGTATCGTATTAGCGCGGCGCATAGATACCAAGCTGATATAATCGCCAGCAAGTTAGCCGCTAAGTATAACTGGACTGTAGCAAGTGTAGGGGTTTTAGTACGATGAACACAATACGCATGTTGTTTGAAGATTCTGGCATGAGCGTAAGAGATTTTTCTTATGCTATCTGGGAACGACAAAGCAGATTTGAGCGCATGTTGCGTGGTGAAATTGAAGCACCGGCTGTTGTGTTATCAAAAGCGCATCAGGTTTTAGCAGACTTGGATTATTGGGAGGCTTTTTTTGAGGCAAACCCAGATCAACGGTGCTCGTATAAAATTTTTAAGTATGTTCTTGACTCTAACGAATAACGATATATATTCATATCCATGCGATGCAATTACGCATCCATAAAGCCGAGAGGTACTATGAATCACATTATTTATACAGTTTACCACCACGGAGTCGAAATACTTGACGAGTCCTCTACATTAGAGGGCGCGAAAGCATTTGCTGATGATTGGTGGGGTGAAAAGCACCAAGAGTTCAGGGATAACAAAGAGCGCAGCGATTATGTGATTATAGCCGCTTATGATGTTGAGAAGGATATAGTTGTAAATCGCATCAAATACGTCGTGACCGATGACGGTTATCATGGCGACTTTGCAGAGCATAACACGCAAAGGGGGGTGCAATGAATAAATCCATAACTGAGTTATGCGCCGAGCTTTGCGAGTCAACAGACAAATGGGCAAGCGCCATAAAAGATCTGGAACAAGTATTGCTTGCGCGTGGATTTGTTACCCGCGAGGCCATTGCAAATGCACAAAAGATGGAAGGGAAGCAATCATGAACCAGCAAGTTGATAACGCGATTGGTGGGTACATCGAGGCACAAAACATTGCTGCCAGCCGCATCACGCCGGAAGAAATCAGGATGCTGCTTGCACCATTAACGCATCCACGCCCGAAAGCAGAGCGGCGGTTGCGTGACGTGTTGATTAACCATGCGGATAGGAGGAAGCAATGCGAGTAGTTATCAAAAACAGATTTACTGGAGATATATTGATAGATGGTGAATATGAATCTTTGCGCCATGCGTGTGAAGCAAACAAAACCAATCTGCGCGATGCCAATCTGGGCGGTGCCAATCTGCGCTATGCCACTCTGTACGATGCCAATCTGCGCGATGCCAATGCCAATCTGCGCGATGCCAATCTGCGCGATGCCAATCTGCGCGGTGAAATTTTAAGCAAATCTCCGGTAATACTTACAGGATTAAGGTGGCACATTATTATCACCGAAGGATTTATGGCTATTGGTTGCAAGCGCCATACACACGCGGATTGGGAATCATTTGATGACGAAGTGATTGCCGATATGCATGACGGCGCATTGGATTTTTGGCGTGCGCATAAAGACGCGCTTCTTGCCATGTGCAAAGCGCATAGAGAAAAGAAGGAGGAAGTATGACCACAGACACTGAAAAACTAGCCGCCGATATTAAGCGGGTGATGGAGCTTGCTGCGAAAGCAGGGAATGGCAGTGAATGGCTTTATACTGAGGGCGGCCAAACAAAAGAGGATAACGACCTTGCGGAAGAAGCCCCACTCATGGCCGACATCATCCGGCGGCAGCAGGAGGTGATTAGGAAGCTTGATGATGCATTGAGCATTACACAAGCCGCTGGATATTTCAGAGGACATCTTGGCGATATGGCCGAGGCAACTATTGGCGAGGCTCGAAGGCTTGCCGCACCGCTTGTGAAGGAGGTGTGAGATGGCAACGGAATTATTTGGAGGTACAATGCAATTCACGCAAGAGGCGGATGATTGCAGTAATAGTTCTGCCTTACAGATATTGACATTTGAGGTGTGTGATGGCGGGGCTGGTAAATATGTTAGATTTACTACGGAAGGATGGGCAATAGATAGCCTTAATGATTTTGCAGAATTGTACAAAAAAGTTAAAGTGGCGTTTGAAATGAAGGAGCAAAGCAATGACTGATAAAGACAGGAGTGATTTAATAGAAACGGTTAGGGGCGCGATTTACAACACTTGGCACAAGGACGGCATTGCAAATGTGGCTGGAGTTGCCCGCATAGCAGTTGGCGCAATATGGGCGCGGACAGAAGCCGCACGCGCTGAATCGGCAAAGGAGCTGGCTGAGAAGGATGCGGAGATAGAGCGGTTGAAGGGGTTGTTATGGTATTCATGGTACGAGATGAATGCTATTCGAGCTAGAGATGGCTCGCCAGAACACGTTTGTCCAGATTACTGGAATAGAATTGTAGATGCTTTTGAAACTGCACTTGGTGAAGATTGCACTCCGTGGCCGAGCGAAGCAGCAAAGAAAGCCATCGCAACCACCAAGAAGGAGGGCTAGGCCATGACCAACATTGATGAACGCGACGCATACGAAAAGGCGGTTGACCATTTGAAATGGCTCAAAGACACCGCCGTTGATAAGCAGGATTTGGCACGAGTAGTCGGCTATGAAGATTGCCTGAATGAGTGGAAGCAAGCCCGCGCCGCCCTGCCCACGGCGGGAAATAACCATATTGCTGTAATCAGGAAAATGGTTGACAGGCAAGCCGAAGATGAAGGTTTGTGGTTTATAGCCAAATACGCATCAGAAGCCTACTTGCAGAAAGCACTGCGGAAACTGCACGCGGTTATTGAAAGTGTCCCTCCCGAACCCACGGCGGAAGTGTCGGAGGATGAGGTGGTGGAGATTATGGCTAAGGGCATGGAGCCGACATATTCTGACACATATTCAAGTAGGGAGTTGATTGAAAAAGCCATCCGCGCCCTATCCAACAACGGCTATAAAGTGGTGAGGAAGTCATGACGCACCATACACTAAACGCATCCGTTCCGCAGCATCTTTATGGGATGGTACAAACCGACATACTTCAAGGCATGGATGACTCGCAAGGTTTTGAGCCTTGCGTCATTATCGGCGTGACTAGCATTCCTTCACGTTGTTTGCACTTTTCCATTCTGTGCGAAAGCGGCGCACAATGGGCAAGAATACCGATTCACATGCTGCGTTGGAATGAGCCTGAAATTGCACCACATCCCATCACTGACCTGCAATGCTGGGATTGTCACGGCTGGGATTTCTCAACTGTGCAATATGAATACCTGCGCGAGATGGGCTGCGAGTACCGAAAGCCAGACGGAACGCTCGTGCCAGCTTCTTACTGGTTCACGCTCGACCACACGGACAATGGCTTTAGCCAGTATCCGCCGGAGCATAAGTGTTACCACCTGCTGCTGCTCGAGGACGGATCCGGCCAAATCGCCGCCATGCCCAACAACCGTATTCTTTGGAAAGATGACAGCTTTGTAAAGCCCGACTCTGAGAAGCTGGCAAAGTACCGCACAATGGCACCGCAGACCTGGCATGCAGAATCAGGAAGGCGCAACCCGCAGGACACAGCAATTACAAGGGAATGCGGATGGGATGGGGCGGCAGCAATCACGAAGAAAAGCGGATGGGACTGGGCGCTGGAATGCATAAGGCAGCATAAAAAGGACGCATATAACAATCAGGGGGGGAGTGATGACTATCGTTAATGAGGTTTTGTTTCGCATCGATACCGTCGTGTTTGATGTGCCAAGGCGTTCTGGATTCAAAAGCATTATTGGCGCGGTCAGCAAAAACATTGCAACGCCGCCGGCAAACCCTGTGGCAGGCGCGGTTTATATTATACCGGATAACCCTGCATGGCCGTGGACTGGCAAGGCTGGCCAGATAGCATACTTCGATAAAATCTGGCGTTATATCGCGCCGAATCGCGGGCTGGTTCTTTTTGTCAAGGACGAACAATCACATTACATTTTTACTGGTGACGGGTGGCAGCGCGTCAAATCGGGGTAAGCGGCGCGCACAATATGACAGCATATTACAACGAGTTTGACCCAAAGGCAGCGGCGATGCTGCGTCAGCTTATAACAGACGGGCTGATTGCGCCAGGCGATGTTGATGAAAGGAGTATTGAAGATGTCAGACCAGATGACCTTAAACCCTACACACAGTGCCACTTCTTTGCCGGAATCGGCGGGTGGTCAGTTGCCCTGCGACTTGCGATGTGGCCAGACGATAGACCTGTTTGGACAGGAAGCTGCCCCTGCCAGCCGTTCAGCACGGCGGGAAAAGGAAAAGGCAAAGCAGACAAGCGCCACCTGTGGCCGGTGTGGTTCCGCCTTATCCGTGAATCCCGACCGCCAGTTGTGTTTGGAGAGCAAGTGTCAGCCGCTATACGCCACGGTTGGTGGGATGATGTGGCCGATGATCTGGAAAGAGAAGGTTACGCCACGCGGGCGGAAATTAGGCCAGCTTGTAGTGTCGGTGCGCCCCACAAGCGGGACAGACTATGGTTTGTGGCCGACCCCTCGCTTGAATGGGCAGGGGGACACGGCGAAGTCAGAGAACAGAACGGGGAACCGCCACGCGGGGGACGACCTAGCGACAGCGGCTTTGAAGGCGACGATGTGGCCGACTCCGCAAGCGAGGGATTTTCGCTCCGGGGAAGCGCACAGAGCGACAGACCCGAACAGGTCAAACAATCTGAACGATTTTGCGGCAATGGCGATGTGGCCGACACCAACCAGCCGCGACCACAAGGACGGGAGCTTCACCCCGAACGTGCCGGTGAACGGGCTCCTTGGGCGGATGGTATGGAGTGGCTCGAATGTCCAGACGGAAAGCGGCGGCCAGTTAAATCCGGCCTTCGTTTGCTGGCTCATGGGGTACAGCACCGCGCACCTATCCTCCATGCTTTCGGCAATGCAATCGTTTCGAAAGTCGCGGCGGCGTTTATCACGTCAGCAGAAAGATAGGATAGAAGCATGACCACACAAGCAGAAATGATGGATGAAGCAATATCGTTGCTTGAGCGTGCGCGTGACCATTTGCTATTGAAAGAAGAAAAGCGAATTAAAGCAGGTGAAATCACCGCTTTCATCAAAAAATGGAACGATATGAAATCCTAAAACTCGCTATGACAGCGGGGGCATTTTGGCTCGTCACAGTCTGCTATGGTTGCTTTCCAACGATAGCGGCAATACGGGCGCAGACATTGAAGGATAATCAACTCTCTCCCTATGCGGTTCTCCATAAGGTCACGCTCAGTATTATTGGCAACAAGTCTAAGATTGGACATTATTTTGTTACCCCCTTAATCTTCTCTGTGGTTCTCATTGTACCAAGGCCGAGAATACCACCCAGCGCCCAGCCTAGCAAATTTGTGTCTATGTTTGGCAATGGAGGTAGAACCTTGCCAGAAGCGGCTAAAATAAACACCATCATGGGCTGAAGCACTAGAGCATAAGCAAAAGCCGCGCCGCATACCCAGCCGATAAAAGGCCGCCAGCCCGATACAAATATATTGGAATGTGCGGCTTCCTTAGCGTTAATGGCTAATTGCCCTTTAGCCAGTTGCGTATCAGAGGCAAGCTGCGCCAGTTCTCCCGTCTGCTGCATTTTTAGAAGTTCAAGTTTTGCGGAATCACGTTGCGCCGGGTCTGGCCACAATCTGTCAATTAGCTTTTCCCCGATACCAAGAGCCGCGCTGATGGGGTCAAATGCCATAATCATATTCCTTTGTCTTTTAACCATTCCTGCACGTCAAATGACGGGCAAGCCTTAGCTGCAAATTCTCTGTGTCCATGCACCGTAGCGTGAGGAAAATCAACTTTTAGAATGCGTACAAGCCTTTCGAGTGTAGCCCATTGTGGTTTTGTAAAATTGTTTTCCGGCTCGCCTTTATTGTTAATCCCGCCCACCAGACAAATTCCGATGCTGCTGGCGTTGTGGCCTTTGGTATGCGAACCGGCCAACGCCACGCCTATGCCATTTTCTATGTCGCCATTCCGGCGGATAACATAATGATAGCCTATATCCTTCCACCCCCTATCGAGGTGCCATTTTTTAATGTCACTCGCGCCTATATCCATGCTTGGCTTGGTGGCGGCGCAGTGAATGATAACTTTTGTAATATGCCTCACATATACCCCGACAATTTAGCTACAATAATTTTCGTTCCTGCGATTAAAACGGCAATACCGCCAGCTACCCACAAAATAGCCTTGCTGATTTTGCTCGCCCAAGCCAGTGCCTCAATCAAGTTGCCCATGACGGTTGTCAGGCGCGTGGTCACTTCGGTATTTTTCTCAAGGGCTGCAATGCTTGCGGCATTCATTGCAAGAAGGCGCGTGTGTTCGTTATCAGCAGCGATATGTTTCGCATGAAGTTTGGCATGATCGTCAAGCCTACGATTATGCTCAGTGACAGTGCTTTCTAGCGATTCGATGCGCTTAATGGTCATAACGCCCCCAGATTTAGAGTGCCGCCGCTAATAGTAAGAGTCTGTGGAAGTTGCGCCGGATTTTGCTCAAGCACATTAACCCTAGCAGTAAGCTCCGCAATGGCCGCATTTACTTGCGACAAATCAGCGGTGCCGTTGTTGGGGAAGTTGCTATCAAGTCCGCCGATATATTCGATTTCAAGCCATGTATAGACATGGCCACTTTGCAATAACGAAGTCGCCGCCGGGATGCTTATCGCTTGCGTCACAATGTCATAATATGTATTAGCTACGTCGTTTTTAACAATCGTATCAATCGAAAGCGATGGATGCTGGCCTGCGGGAATCTCCTCATTCGCGTATGCTATATCTGAAATTGTGGTGCCGGCAGTGCCGAGGCTACGAATGCCGACATAAAAACTTCTGAGACTTGACGAAGTTGTGATGTAGATTTGTGCCTTGATGCGGTAGAATCCTGTTTCTCGCAGAACGATATTACCGCTCGGAGTATCTGTTCCGCCGTTTTTTACCAGCATTCCGGAGACACCGGGTGCAGCAGAAGGGTGCGTATCGTAATCAATCACATCCCAAATGACTTTCTGATAAACGTTATTAGGCAATGCGTCGAACCCGGCGCGGATCCCCTTAGCTCTGGCCACAATCGTCATACTACCACCTCCTCCAAATGTTCGTCCATAATCGCCTGCGCTGCTGCGCGTTGCTCCGGCGTGTCTTCTGGCGGAAACCAGATGGCTCCTTCCGTATTGATGCCACTAATCGGGCAAATGCTTCTAATCAGTTGGTCGAGTTCGTGAAGCTTCATACGCTAATGCTCCCAAAGATTCCTGTCGGCCATTGACTTGTGCCATACCAAGTTTGAGTATCGGCTCCGGCTCCGTATTCAAGCGCCTTAAATGTGTTTTTTCCCAAAAGAAATGCGCTTCCCTGTGAAGTTCCTGATGCTGCCACAGCACTAATCACAGGCTGAGTTTCTATTGATGCGTTCCCCCATAATGCTGTTGCTGAATTGAGACCGATTGCAACCCATGCTTGCCGCGCTGTTGCGGTGCTATTGACAAACCTCCCCGACACTCGGCATTCCACGGCATTTTCTGCAACGCCCTGAATAAAACTGACTTCCGCGTTAGTGGCGTTATTCCATTGCCGATAAGCGGCGGTACTATATGTCCATGACGCTGTGGATTCGGCGGCAGACATATTTTTACGAACCGTGTTGTAATAGTTCGCAAGATAACGATTCTTTGCGCTATCCTCCGTCGTCGTCGTGCCGGTGCTGTAGAACGTTCCCAGATAACGGCGGGTAGTGCTGCCGCTGCGAACAAGCACGCCATCCTGATAGGCAAGCGCCGTGGCGCGGGTGGTGTCGTTCGTCCACACAAGCGTTTCGAGCGTAACCGTGCCAGCATTATTATAGGCGAACACGTCATAGGGGCGGCCAGAAGTCAGGCCGGAAAGCGCGAGTGAAACTTGCGCCGTAGTCAATAGCTCCCATGCGGTACCGTTATACAGCGCAATCTGATTGCCGTTGTAAGGCGTCAGGAAAACCGTGCTTGCGCCCGTGACGTCCGTTGTGGTGACAGGCACGTCAGTGGTAAGAGTCAGGCGGAAGTTGTTGATTTTAGGCGAGGCGCTTCCGGTGATGGTGCCGTTGAGTACGGGGTTGGTCACTGAAACCGGGCGCGGATTCATCAATTCCCAGCGAGTATTTGCCAAATCATAGCGAAGTTCCAATTCATGCCCGTCACCAGAAATATCGCCAGCAACAAGCGCTTGTCCGCCGTTTTTAACGATTGTCCTAGCAGTCAATCCATTAGGGGAAAACGTCGGGGTAGTTGTGACGTTAGCAGCCGTTGCACGCACATAGCAAAGTTGCCCGTCAACAAGTGCCGTAATTGGAATTGAATAAGCAGCAGTAATTGCGTCCGCTGTGCCGCCACCGTCAACCCATGCGGCCTTACCATCCTGTACTTGCCCAAATGCTGCATAATCAGTGCGCGAAGCAGCATTGCCTACGCCAGTATGACGAAAGCTAGACATAGGCAGATTTGCCGTGATAGTGGTCTGACCGTCTTTCGTGATTGCCGTAGATAAAGCAACGGCCATGCCGTTCATTTCATTATCCATGCGGTCTGCACGGATTTTGATATTTGCTGCGGCATCGTTTACCCACGAATATAAACGAGTAAATACTCCACTGCCATTATAAGGCATACTACACCACCTTGCTTGTTATAATTTGGTAAACTTCATCAATCGTGCGCGGCCGTTGCCCCTCGAAAAACACTTCGGGGTTTTTTCTGGCCGCTTCAGGAAAACTACGCGCTGCAATGGCATTTTTGCCAAGCATTTGGATTGCCTTGCTTGCAGCGGGCGCTCCCATAAAATGCGCGAAATATAAATTGCCATCCGTTGTTTCAATACCCTTGTTTTGCAAGATTCGTGCGTTGTCCTGCAATAAAGCAGCCATCATTTGCTCTTGCGCTTGCGGGTTGTTTTTGTCGCTGTACTTAATGCCAGAGCGCCGCCCCCATTTATCCACCACTGAGCGCCATGTATCGTCAGTGAATTGGTATAAACCAGATGCGCTAGTACGCGGGTTTTTTGCGTTAGGATTGCCAGAAGATTCGGCATTTTTGATGCGTTCTTGTAATGACGATTGCGGGGCAAGGGGTTGACTTGAATTTGATGGATTGACATTTTTTAAGATAAATCCTTCTGGCAAATTAAATTGAGGCGGTTCTTGTCTGTATGGATTCGGCTGGTTAGGATTTACTTCAATACGGGTGGGTGACTGCCCTCCAATTACAGCGCCAGCAGGTGCGGCAAGTTGACCTGAACGTGGGCTTGATATAAGCGCAGGGAGGCCGCTTGTTTGTTTTTGCTGAATGCCCTCAATCGTGCTAAGTAGATTTTCTGCCTTGCCGCGTGCAGTAAGTTTTTGTCCATATTTTGCAGCAGTTCCAATTACAGGTGCAGCAATTCCAGCTCCAGTTCCAGCAGCAGCCCCAGTTATGCCGCCGCCAACCAAAGCACCAACACCGGAGCCGATTCTGCTATTGCCAACATCAAATCCAAATCTTCCAAGCGTTTTCATAATTGCTTCAGAAGTATTAAGTGTCCCGGCTTCTTTTAACGCGGCTTTTTCAGCATCATTAAGCCCTCGTGATTTGCGAGGGTCTGTAATCATTTTATTAAATTCACGTTTGAGATAATTTGCATCACCATCTGATTTTTTAATGACATTCGCAACACGTTCAAACTTACGCGCTCTAGCCCATTCTTGACGACCATAATTCAAAGCATCAATAGCTTTTGTGCTCCCACCCTTAATATCAATCCCTTTTAACGAATCAACTGCGTCATCTATTGTTTCAATAGCAATAGATGCTTTTCTAGCATTGATAGGGTCGTTAAAATTGCCTGCAACTTGACCAAATAATTGTCGCCATTGGTCTAAATCCTCTAAAGTGAAATCACCCTGCCTTGCAGCGTTTTTGAAATCATCCAAAACTGATAAAGTATTAGCATGTAAATTTGTATTTAATTTTCCGTCAGCACGCAATGCTTGTTCAATTTTGTTTGTAATGTTTACGGCGCGCGGTTTGTTAATAATAGCGCCAGCATTACGCATTTCTTTATATGCAGCAGAACTTCTTAATTTAATTGCATTTAGCGCGTTATCCAATTCTTCAGTGTCACGCGCGCTTATACCTTTCCCGATAATCTGCTTTGCCCCAGTAGCTTTTTGCACTACCCTACCAGCAACTGACCCCACAATGGGAATAGCGCCACCAATAGCACCACCAGCCAAGGCACTGTCGAGGGATGATCCCAGTCTATTCTCAACACCCTCTCCAGCCCCAGCGCCAGCGGCACCAGAAGCAGCGGCACCGAGTGCACTTGCTTTTCCAGCACGACCGGCAAGCCCGAGGTTGTATCCAAGCACTTTACCCGAGCGAAGGCTATTAGCAATCGCCGCTCCGCCTTTTGTTCCAAGTGCGGCTGCTCCTGTCGCCAAAGACCCAGCGACCTGCCCCGTGAGAAACCCCGCAGGATTGCGCTCACGCATTGCTTCAATCTGTTGACGATTTCTTTCAAGGTTTTGTTCGTATGCCTGCTCTAATGTTTTATCTGTCAATAATGCGGGAGCGATAGAACCGAGGGCAGCTGTTAATTCATCCCCGAAACCAAAAGATGCCGCATCCGCAGCACCAACAATACTAGAACCAACAAAATTAGCAATGGCCTCGGGAGTGGTCGTTTTTTTAACGCCCGGAAGCGGCTTCTTTTCTTGTGGTATGGATTGTTCATTTAATAATACGAATCCAGCGGGAAGTTGCATTATAGTTGCTCCCATTTCCCGTTTCTAACAATTATTCTTTGTCCTGTAGTTGGGTTTTCGGCCATAGTTCCTTCAGGAGGCATAGCGTCACGAGCTGCGGCTAATGGGTCGTTTACTGGTGTTTCCGATGGCAAATCAACCCCGTATTTGTTTCTATACGCCTCTTTAATAACCCTATCGGCATTAGCTAGAGCCATTTTGTAATCAGTGAGCGCACGAGTGAATTCTTCTTCGCTTTGCGCGTTTTGCAGGGATGCTTCAGCGTTTCTCAGCATTTCTAATTCCTGTATAGCAATCCCACCAAGCGCACCGCCTGTTGGCGAATTCGTACGCATTTCTTGCAATGCCCCAAAAGCAGAGCGTGCTTTTAGAGTATCAATGTCTGCCTGCGCGTTTGCCGAAGCAGAGCCAGGGCGATTAGGCACAATAGACGACAAGCCCGTAATGCCAGCAATCCCGGCTTTGTTTTCCAGTATTTCGGCAATCTTTTTAGATGTTTGAGCGTTTTCACGAATAGCCGAAAGCGCCCTAGCCTCCTCGGCCATCATATTTTGTTTCATTTTGGCTTCGTCTGCTGGCGTTCTTGTTTTATCAAAAGTTGACATTGGTTGCCCAGTTAATGGACTTGGCTGAACCAGTTGCCCCCCTATATCCAAATACGGAGTGGAACGTTTAACGCGCAAATAATTTTCTTTTTCAGCAGGGGAAAGCTGATTGTAAAAATTGTATTCTTGCACATTTGAAGGCATTGCCTCACCTGAGGAAAATTTCATCCTCATCGCTTCACCAACCATCGACGGGTCTTGCGCCATAATCGCAGCAGCTTCTTCCCTTGTCCCCGCTTTCATCAAAGCATCTGCAAGTTGCTGACGCTGTTTCGCTTGCTCCTGCTCCATCATATCAGCCTTTGCCCCCTCATACCCGCCAGCGAAACCAGCCAAACCCCTAGCCAATCCCTCAAAGCCCGACTGCGGCACGGCGTAGCCACTCACAACTTCAGTAGGACGCGATTGCCCTTGCATTTGCAGCATTTCAGCCATGCGGCGACGGCGTTTGATTTCTGCTTCTTGTGTTGGGTCGTAAAATTGCACCATGTTTATTAACCCCAAAGTTTATAGCCAAAAAGTGAACCGGAGCCACCAGCAAAACCTCCAGCCATTCCCAATAATTGCTGGGCTGTTTGCATATTTGCGTTTTGTTGAGCAATTCTAGAATTATATTGGCCAAGTTGTGCTTTATATTGATCGCCAACCAATCCAGTGTAATCCACTGGTTTTATGCCTCCGCTGCCGGCAGAAGCAAATTGCGGATTCTGAATTTGCGTACCGCCAGTAAGCGCAATATATTCATTCAGCGGTGCATTGCGCTGCGTGGTGTATTCTTGTATGCCCTGATTGCGACGCATTAAGGCATCAGCCAACTCACGGGAGCCAAATTGTTGCCCGCTTATGATTGCTTGTGTGCGGGCGTCATTGCGTGCCTGATTAAAAGATTCCATTTCACGCTGATACGCTTGCGAGCCTTGGCCGATGCCCTGGTTAATCAAGCGAGTGCGTAATGCTTCTTCGTCACGCTGAAACTGCGGATTCATGCGCGCCATTAAGGCTTCTTCAGCGCGTGCGGCGGCGGCAGTTTGGTCTGTTTCGCCATAAGAAGGCAAGCCAGCATAGCTGAATGGGGTGCTTACTGATTGTGAAATACGCCCAAGCTGGTCTAAGCCAAGCTGCGCCGTCCCCAAGTCGCCTTGCTGCGTTAAATCCAATAACCGTTGCTGCTCAGGTGATAAAGTAATTCTTGAGGTGAATTTTGGCACATCTCCTTTGCTGATAAGAAAATCCTCGCGCTTTGGTGCTTGCGGGATTTCCGGTTTTGATGTTCTAGTTCTGCCAAATCTATTAGTAGTTTGCGTTATCGTGTAATTCTCTAATGATTTGCTATAAGCATCCATTGCTTTAGCATAAGCCTCTTCATTATAAACAGGATTTCCCCCAGTTTGAGTATATACAAGGCTTCCATAAGGGGTGTATTGGTCAACATTGCCAAGCTGTGCATTAGCAATAGCCGTTTCCTTATTCATTGCTGCTTGCGCTTGCGCGGTAGCTACAGGGTCTGGTGCTGCGGGAGCTTTAGGTGATTTCTTGCCCATATTAAATCCACTTACATTCTGGTTTTAACATAGACCAAGAAATAGCGTCATGACCGCCATGGAAAGCCTTGCGGTGGTATCCTTCAGGCGTGAAACCAAGTCTTTTGTTAAACATGACAACCCCCTTGTCTGCTGCTTTGCAAAGCGTCTGAACTCTTTCCAGTCCGAGCTGGATGAAGGGGTATCTAAAGAACGCTTTTATATTATGCCTTGTTGCCCATCTCTTGTCAAGGCTTGCGATTGACATTTCTATCAATAATTCTGGCTGGTAATTATTATAAACCACACCGGCTATCAACTTGCCTTCTTTTTCTATTCCTATGGCTGTGCATGGATAGAAAGCCTCGTCATCCATTCCTAACTGAGCCGCAACCCACTTTCCGACTTCTTCATCCTTGCCAAAAACAAGATTCACAATACCGCCCCGATTTCATAAACAAAATCAGTCGAAACCCATTGACACGTTAAAAACTCAGTAGAAGTAACTACTCGAATGCCAGCCGCATAGCCAACGCCGGTCACCGTTTGCCAATTTTTAATAATGTTATCGCCGCGCGTCCATGAAGCAACGTTCCAATCAGATACATCCCATGCGCTTCCCACATTATCCGTAAAACTCGGCGCATAAGCAGTGCGGTTTTGAGCAAAGTCAACGTTAAGCACAATGGCGGGATTGATTGTTCCATTACTGATAAAAACAGGTCTGGCCATTGACCATTTTTTTATCCCGGTTTTGCTTCCAAAATAGCTCGCCGCCTGCTGTGCAACGCATACAATAGCCGACCCGTTATCGCTTTCCCCTGTGTCTGCCTTATATACCCCATTTGAACCACCAAAGAAAAGCTCATCCCCAAGCGTTTCCCAGCAAATAGCATTCCACCCTGTAAATTTTGTCCATGCGCCATGACTGGTGTTCATTACATACTGGTGCGCCACTTGCCCTTCAGTGGTCGGCACATTAATAATCAGTTTTTTACCAAAGGGATGAATGATTGGTTGCCACCCAAATACAGAACCGTAAGCCTGCACATCTGAATTGAAAATCGTGCTGATATTATCCGTTGCGGCAAGGTTTAACTGCGAACGGTCAGTAAGAAGCGCCTTTGATAGCGGGAATGCCCCGTCTGTAGTAATTACCAGCACATCCGCGCCAGCCTTGGTAAAGCATCTGCGACCCACAGGTCTGCCCATGCGGAAAGTGCCAACCAGAGCCCATGTGGTTGAGCTTGATGGGTCAGTTCCCTTATACAAGGCAACCTCACCCTCCGAAGTGATAAACGCCGCGTAATCATCAACGCCAGCCGCGTTATCAATCGTCCAGTTGGCCATTGCCATGAGATAGCCACCCATGCGAAACAGGCCGGATAAATCAAGATTGTTTGCTGCCCCACCAATAGAAGAAACTGGCAAATACCATGCGTTAAAACTGTCTTTTTCAATAAACCATACTCGGTTTTTGAAGTTATTAATATGTGCAGCATTTGCTGTATCAAAGCCAGTTACAGTAGTTGTTGTGCCATCTGCGTACCACGTGGAACCAGTGTAAACTCGCATTTTATCTGCGCCGTTTACCATAAGCAGGAAAAACCCGCCCGCCGTTCCCATGTTGATGTATTGAAAACGGGAATTTGTCAGGCCTGTAACCACCGGCAAACCTACAGCCCCTGCCGTGGTGACGTTATAAATAGAATTGCCAGAAACACCAAACATCTCGCGCTGCACACCATCATTATACGGCGCTAATGTTTGAACCGTGCTCATGCCGGTTACATGGGCTTCATAACCATTTCTTATGTCAACGCTTGATGGTGTTGGAAACCAATTCTCCAACGTAACGGCTTCGGTTTCCTTCATGTTAGCCAATGGGTCTTTTGCGTTCAAACCGCCCGTTGGGGCTTGAATTGAAGTGGTGCGCGATACCCGCCTGCCGTTGTTAGGGATCATTATGGCCTACCGGGGTAATTGCCATCAGGGATATTTTCATAATCTAGGAACCTTGCCCCATAAGTTCCGCCAGCGATAGGCAAATCACGATTGCCGCCATCACGAGCGCCTACGCGCTGGCAATCAGCTTCATAATCTGATTTCTCTTGCGAGTAATCAAGCCCCTTGGCTCGTAGAAACCGCCACTTAATGCCCGTTATAAAACAATCCTCATCCAGCCTGTACACATCCGTATCAGCAAGCCATAGTTTCTGTGGCGTTCCAGTGGCAGATTCGCACCAAGCATTGCTAAAATAATCATAAGCAAAAAGCTGGCCGCTGGTTTCCGGCATTGGATTCAGATACATCAAACCATTGCGGATATAAAACTTTGCGCGTGGACCACTAGCAATGATTCCATACTTTAAGATTTGCTTTTCCTGCGCCGTAATTGGTCCCAAAAGTTCCCATTTGTAGGTATTATCCCACCATGTACGTTGCACAAAATACTCTAAATCACTTGGCATTGGATAAGCAATTTTGCCAAAATTTATGCTTACGGTGCCGCTTGCCGTAGCGACTTGGTTCAGGGTTACTTGTGTTGGGCTATCAATCGAAACAATAATGCTATTGTTGGCAATCCCGTTGGCAGAAGCGCCGAAAACCTGCGCTGCCAAAACAGAAGTATTTGATAAGCCAGTTACCACCGCAGAACCGCTGACAATAGTTCCAGTCTGCGTTTCCACAACTGTAGTAAATTCGTATTCCTTGTGCAGTGCTTGCCAGCCACCGTTTTTGTTGGCTATGACAGAAAAATCTTTACCCTCGCGCTGCGCTAAAGCCAAAAGCTGCTTGGATTGCTCATCTTGCGCGCCAATAATCTGACTTGGCTCAGGAATGCCTAATTCATTCGCTGCTTGTTGCATCAGTTGGAGTAATGTTTGCGCCATTTTCTACCTTCTTTGGTCTGCCACGCATTTTGGTGACAATAGGTTTAATGTCAGGCGCTTCCAATGAAGGTGGAGCTATGGATTGGGATTGTACTACTTCCTCTTGTTTTTGGCTAGCAGAAAAACCAGAGTTTTGGTTTTTCATGGCCTCGATTTGCATTTGCAGTTCTTCAATTTTGTTATTTAGGCGGATCGCTTCTTTACCTGCCTCTGCCTCAGAAAGCCATACTTTTGCATTTTCGCGCAGTTGACGCGCACCCATCCATTTAAGGTTTACATCCGGCACGCTTGCCAGCATCTCAACCGTATGGATGTTCATGGCCTTTAGTTCGAGTGCCTGCGCCTTGCTAATCGGCGGCCAATGCTCAATCGGAGTGCCGTCTTGCACAACTTCTTGTTGTTGCTTAAAGGCTTCATATTGCCTTGGGAATCTAAGATAATATGGTGGGTTTCCTTCTGTGGCGCGACCTATCTTTGTCTTTGTGCTATCACCAGCAAAAAGAATTTCACACATTTCTACTTGGTCGTAGATAGGGCGCCCTTCTTGATTGGTTTTCTCGTGATTCTGAATGGCATCACTATAAAATCGCACAAACAAGCCCGAATCGTCGCCGTGTTGAACAATAACAGTATTGCCACGTTTTACTATAGTTGCATCGTTAAACATAGATTTGCCCCCTTACATGATTAGATTAATTCCGCCTTTACTTACTTTATATAATCTGACTGGGTCAGACATCTTTCTTTTGCCGCGGCCTCGCTCTAAGAGTCTTTCTATTGCGTTACTCATAGCGTAGAATCCAACTGAACCAGACCAATTTTTTCTATTGGGGGTTGGCGTGTCTATTAACGCCATACCATATGATTTACATGAACCGGCGCAAGCAACCGAATTATCAATTATATTGCCAACAGCGTGTTCGTGGCATGTGTGCTGTAATCGATTTCTGGTTAATTCTCCTGTGCGGTAAATACACGTATCGCACATGCGCTTGCGACGCTTTTCCATTTTTGCCTCACTTCCAGGTATAATATAGCACAAAAGAAAAGGGTGGCAAGTTTTACCTCACCACCCTTCCATCTAGGAGGCACTAGATACTATTGCGGGAATGCGCACATAATGATTTTTGCCGAAGCATCAACCGCGTATGCAACAATCGCATCAGTGACAAGCGCCGATACGTCAAGCGTACCATCCGTTGCACCAACAGCAGTCAAAGCGTTCCCATCAGCACCAGCCGTAAGAGCCGGAGTAATGGTTGCTGCACCCGAAATTTGAATCCAACCGAAAGTTCCGTTGGTCAATACAGATTGCAGCACGCCTGCGCCTAAACCCGCGCTATCAGACAAGTCGGAGGTAACAACCGTAGTTGCACCAGCCGAAGCACCCGACGGAGCGAAGTAATAAGCAACGTTCCCAACCACAGCAGCAACAGAACCGGCGCCGGGATTGTACGAAACGTATTTGTACTTTTTCCCGTCAGCGGTTTGCCCGATAGAGCCGGGGGTAAACTTCGGCGTGCTATCGATAGCGGTTAAATCAATACCTGTAATGTAAGACATTGTAAAAACTCCTTCTAATTAGTTAGTGAGTACACCTTGCAGGCGGCGATTGGAAACCGTCATATTGCCAGCAAAGCCGATGAGTTTCACCATAGCATCCTGATTTACTGCATGACGCTCAGGGCCGAACACGGTGAAATTCCGGTCGGTGTGCGGGCGGAAATGCAAGTAATTGGTGTTGATGAAGAACATGGTATCAGTCGGGCAGTTGCCGCCAACACCACCATCAAGCACAACATCGGCAGAGTTACCAGCGCCAAAATACTTCAGCGAGGTAAATCCGGCACCAGCTTCGGTTTCCGAAGTGATGCGCTGAATCGCTTGCAGCGATTGCAGATAGAAATTGTACTTGTTGCCACCAGCAATAATCAGGTCAGCAGAATCCGTGCCGCGAACAAGTTGCAGCGCAACGCCGTTCATTTGGCTTTGGATGTTCAAAGCAGTTGCAGCCGTACCAGTAGCCGCAATGTTCTGCCAGAAAGACCAAGTAGCAGCGTTAATACCACCAACCGTACCCGTTGCCGGAGTAGTGTCGATAATCAGCGCCAGACCGCCAATCTGCTTACCACCATCAGCCGTGCCATCAGAATAGCAGTCAGCCGCGATGTTGTTCATCATGGTTTTTTCTGCGTTCTTAATGCGCGAGCCGAGAAGGTCAATTACTTGCTCTTTGCCACTGTTTTGCAGTTGCTCAAGGCCAGAAATTGACACAGCCACAGCCGACTGAGCAAAGTTAAACTCAGCAGCGGTGAATACGTCAGACGGGCTGATATTGAGGGTTTCATAGCCACTGTACCGCTTGTAAGTGCCGTTTTCAGCATATTCAAGTTCTTGTACAATGGTGCGTCCGCCGCTAACGGGCTTCACATTGCCGCGCGCTTTCAGGCGCTTCAGCAGTGCGTTGTTTTCCGTTACGTTGTCAGCAAGTTTGCCAGTACGATTCCGCAGAGTCGTCGTGACAATTTCATCCAAATTAGGTGAAGGCATTTTTTACTCCTAGGTTATGAGCCTAGGAGCACCATGCTACTAGACCCGTGTTTCAAGTTCATCGAAAACAGCCCGAAGGTCGTCCTCGACAGATGATTTGGGATTAGTGGCTTTGGCGTTGCTGGGTACAGCTGAACTGCCTGTGACCGATGAAGCGGCGCGCTTCTTGGCCATAATTTCCTGCTTGCGTTTCGCTTCGGTTTCAGCAGCCTTAGCCGCTTCAAGCGTGGAACGTATAGTAGGATTGGCCATACATGCCATATCGTAAGCCTCTTTCAAATCCTTTGCCTGCCCAGCATTCAAAATAGAAGCCATTAAAGGCTTAACTGTTTCAAAGTGAACATTCGCAGGATTAGAAGCGAAGGCTGCAATATCAGATTGAATCTTAGTTGATTCCATTTCTCTTGTCAAGGTGCTTCTGATATAATTTGGGTCGGCTAATCTTTTTAGCTCTTCAACCTGAGATTTTAGCTGTGCAATGGTGGGGTCAACGTATTCTTGCTCCTCTTGCACCGCACCAATATCAACGCCGTATTGTTTTGCGGTATTCAAAAGAAGCGCCTTTTTCTGCTCAGGCGTACCAGTACGCAAAATATGCGCGGTATTAAGCAAGGAAGCAATCGCCTGTGGAGCGGTTGCGCCTTCAGCCGCAATTTGAGCCATGTATGGCGTAACAATCTCTTTTACCTCGCGCCCAAGCCGCAAAGCCCCGTCAGGTGCCGTAAATTCTTTATGCGCGTCTGCTTCCCGCTTTAAGATAGAAGCCCGAACATCATCAGGAAGCGATGCCCAGCTTTGCTTTACCGATTCACCCCATGATTGCGGCGGGGGTGGAATTTCTTTTACCGGCTCAGCAGCAGCTGGCTCAACAGGTGCCGTTTCTTCTTCTTTATCCTTAGCAACAAATTTACCATCTTCGCCACGCTTCGCGCCTTCAACCTCTGCAATCGCAGCGGCCAGGTCAGCCGAAACGTCATCGGTATATTCTTGCTGAATTGTCTTTTCGTTATCTTCACTCATAATCAGCCCCCTAGTTGTTGAATGGCGTTAGCAATATCTTGTTTCAAATCTTTCTCGTTTATAACCGCTTCAGGCCCCTTTGCTACCGTTGGGGCATCATTGCCAAGCTCAACAAGGCCTCTGCGCTTCAAATCTTTGCGATAAGCCGACTTGCTATCGTAGTATTTACCATCCGCCATGCTCTTAAAACCGTTAATGCCACTGCCAGCATAATCCGAAATAATTTGCGGGCCATTCTGCCTGATAACAGGTTCATACGAAACACGCTCAACCTTGCCAGATTCGAGAGCTTCGACTATTTTTCTGTCAATAATACGCTTTTTTAACCACAAGCCATTAATGTCATTAGCAGGAATACGCAATCCGCTAACAAAATCAAATTCTTCTTGTGTAATAACAGCGCCGATTAGATTATCGGTCGCAACGCCCATGTAAGTCATAGTGCCCCTATGCTATGCTTAATCGTGAAATAGTCAACGGCAAGCCATTTTGATAGCCAGTAACAGCATTTGCATTGTCGCTAGATACGCGACCAGATCCGGTAAATGGCCTTCCGTTCTGCTTAACAGCAGTAAGGCCGCCATGATGGATTGCTAATCTTCCCGTAGCCTCAAATGGCCAGCCATTAACGTAAATGGCAGGCGCAGTATTAGAATCCGTAACGCATAAATTGCCGCTTGAATCAAATGGAAGCCCATCAACCACAACGGCAATAGGGTTCACCGCATTAGACATAATTCGATTGTTAGCGTCAAAATTAAATGCGGTCATTGCATCATTAAGAAGATGATAATCTCTTCTTCCTCTCGTTGCATTTTAATCTGTTGTATTTTAATTGCAAGCAGTATTTGGTCTGCAATGGTTTCTACCAATTTAGCATTGGTTAAAATAGCACTGGTATCAATTTCTTGATACTTGACAGGATCCATTTCTTTTACAATTTCTAACGCCTCTTCCGGCTCTTCTTCTACAAATTTAACTATTTGCTTAATGGTTGGTTTTTTCTTTTTCCATTGTTTTTCCCATTTCTTTTGCCAAAACTCATAGAAATGGCCACCAACTATTTCAGGCTGCAGCCCTGTGTATATTAGATTTGCACCATTGCCACTGTAAGAATACACACCACCATCGGCAATAAGTGTATACGCCCCAGATGCAGGGGTGTAAGTTAAATTAGCGTTGTTTCCAGTGTAAGAATAAGTGCCCGTATCTGCAGCAATAGCACGGTTGAATAGAAGGTTGGCGTTGTTGCCGCTATACGAGTACGTCCCGCCAGCCGCTGTGAGCGTATAAGCCCCCGCCGTCACCCCCGCGATGCGCGGCACTCTTACGCGCAAGGCCATAGGTTAATCTCCGATTAGCGGTGGGCGGTTCTTGAACGGGTGCGCGGCGGGCAGGTTGGCGGTCAAGCCCCACTTATGGGCGAGGTAGCCTTCGACAGTCTGGCGACGGCGATTGTCCGTAGTCTCAAGCAGGATGAACTCGGTCATCGTGATGTTGGATTTCCGGTTCGGGTTATTTTGACCCGCGAGTATGAAGCCAGTGTTCGAGGTGTTCGGCGCAGCAATGCCACTCGTGGTTGCTTCCAGCGTCCCGTTTCGCCACACGCCCCATCCGGTCGTATTGCTCTGGAACACCATCACTTGCGCGTTGGTATTGTTGTATGCCGTGCCGGAACTCAGGTCGTAACTATTTATGATTGGAGCAGCGTAATACGGATACGACGCCCCGAGGTTGTTTGAGTTCTTGACGTAGTGCAGCGCGCCAAGGTCAGCACCACCACTGCGGATACCAACGCTCGGCTTATAATTATCGCCAGTGGCGCCCGCCCCGCGCCGAATGAACACCCAATAGACGCCGTGCGTCGTGTTCTGCATCCGCGTGGTGGAGATTTCCAGTTGGTCGTTCGACCCGTCGAAGGTAATTCCCGGCAACCCGAAGAAACCTGTGATAGAATACGCAGGTTGGTTTGCCGCTGTTCCCTGAGTGGCGTTTGCGCCGTTTCCGCTCTTATCTCTCCATTCACTTACGCCAGTGGCAATGGTGATAGTGCCTTGGTCGGCGGCGTCCAGCCAAACAGCAGGCAGCGCCAACGCAGGCGTCCAAAGCCGCCTTTGCAGCCGCGCCTCGTCTAATGCGTTGGTACCGCGCGGCATGACTACACAATATCTTCGTTGAACGGCCTTACATAAAGCTCGTTACCGCTTGCTGCCAGCGTCACGCCGGCATTATTCACTACCTGCAAGCGGCATGAAACTGGATAGAGCCTTACCATTGGAAACGTCACCACCTTAGCGCTGGCACCTGTGGCGAGCGCCGCCGTGTACACATCAAACGCCCCACCATTCGCATCCGGCGCATCCGTGCCGTCCGTAGCGTACACGCGCAGCGAAACGCTGCCACCAGTGCCGGGCGTAATGCTCCCAAGTTTCACTGTCGCAATGCTGTATAAGTCGAGCGCCGTGCTGTTATCATAGGTGATAAGCGTGGTCGCGCTACCATTCGCAAGGCTGTTTAATGTCGTGCCCGCAAGGTTGCTTGACCTCGTGCTAGGTGTTGCCCATTTTGCGATTGCCATTAAATCCCCCCTCGCGCCAAGCCTACTGCCCGCGCATCTACCTTAATTCCATTCGCCTCAGCCCATGACGGGTGGCGCTTCATCAGGCTGCTCACCGCATCAAGCGTGCCTTGCGTTATGATTCCTGCCAGCACAAGCCCTCCCAGTGCTATATTAACTGCCATGCGGATAGCGGCATCAGAAGTGCGTATATTGTTGGTAAGCGTAAGCGTGTCCCTTGCCAAAATACATGCGTCGCGTAGTTCGGTTGGGATGTTTGCGTTTGTGGAAGCTGTGATAATTGCCGCCCAGCCGCCCGTCGCCAACATAATCTCGCGCGCATCCGCAGTGGCAACGTCACAATAAACGAAAGGTAAATTGACATCTGGGGCGTTAAGGTCATCCGCGATTTGCCAATCAGGAACATTAGCCGCGTATGTCGCCACTTTGTCGGATAAGGCCGTCATTTTTTATCCTATGAAAGGGTTATTGCAGCGCCAGTGAAGTCGATAGTAAATGTTTCAGCGTTAGCCATTGTCAGGCTAGAACCATAATCCCACCAGCCAACAAGCGGGTCAGCCGGAGAAGTAGGCGTGTCATCATAAAGCACAACATATCGAAAGGGCGCAACCGCACCAGAGGCCGTCAGGACAAGGTCATTCAGCGTGAGGCTGTAAGTGCCACCAGTTTGCGCGCTTGATGCAGTGGTGATATTGCGGCTAGAAAGATTGGTGTAGCTGATTTGTGTAATATCTGCCAAAACACTGTTGGAAGCGCTTGGAGCAGTATTCGTTAAGGCAATAACAAATTGGTCACTGCCAAGATTGGCAACTTCCACCATGTTTTCAACCCAAGCATTGAACTTATTAAAGGTTGCCATTTTTTATGCTTTCCAAACTTTTAAGTTACGCCATTTATAAACTTGTTACAATGCATTTTCAAGCGTTACCTCTTACTGGTGAGTAAGAAAGAGAGAAAGTGTGCTTTCCATCATTTACCGAAGATGTAAACTTCCTGCCGTCAGGCGTCACAACTTCACGCGGAGCGGTAATCGCTTGCATAATAGCTTGATTGCTTTGAGCAATCATTTGAAGCGCCTGTTGCGTCGCGGCGTTGTCCTCGCGCATTTGCTGCGCTAATAAAAGAAGCGGGCTTAGCCCTTCATTAAAATCAGAATCAGTCATAGCTACATCCTCACTTACTGCTGCCTTTGCCTGCATTCTTACCTTTGCTAAATCAGCTTGCATTTTCTCACGTTCAAGTTCCAATTTGGCGGCAATCTCTTGTTGCTGAATTGCCAGTTCAGCTTCACGCAATGCCAACTCACGCTCCCGCAATGCCAAGTCAGATTGCTTGAATTGTGCGTCCATTTGGGCTTGCGCGTCTGCGCTTTGCAGCTTAGCAGCCTCAATTTGCATTTTGCCCTGCATCTCCGCCTGCTTCATTTGCGAATCAGCCGCTGCTTGAGCCGCCATCGGGTCTTCAACTGGTGCAGGCGGCTGTTCAGCTTTCTTTTTTATTCCATCCATTGCCGTCTTAAATTCAGCTTCCAACTCACGGCCAGCCTTAAACCCGCTTACGCCAAATTTCAGCATTTCCATCAAAAGAGGCTGCAGCTCAGG